TATTGCAACTGCAAGAACAACTAACGCATTAAGAATTGCTGGAACAATATCCACCAATTATCAAGTAGACGAACTTATCACACAAGCAACAACAGGTGCTCAAGGTCGTGTGATTGAGTGGGATGCAACAAACAAAATTCTGTATTATGTTCAAGAAAAATATTCTTCATATGGACTTGATAGTTCTGGAAACCTTGTAGCATTTTCAACTGCTGCAGCAGTTTCTGGTGGTTCTTCAAGTGCAAGTTACAGTGTAGATACTGGTCACTCTGCAACAACTAATGGTGTAGTATTCGTGGGTGGATATGCTGCACCAGAACTTGAAAGGGATAGTGGACAAATTATTTACGTTGAAAATAGAAGGGCAATTTCAAGAGCATCAGACCAAACAGAAGACATCAAAGTAGTAGTGGAATACTAAGATATGCAAAAAACCGATTTGAATGTGTCACCGTATTACGATGACTTTGACACCACAGATAACTTCCATCGTGTTCTCTTTCGTCCTGGCTTTGCCGTTCAAGCAAGAGAGTTAACTCAACTTCAGTCCATACTGCAAAATCAAATTGAAAAGTTTGGTACGCATATGTTCAAAGAAGGTGCAATGGTAATACCAGGCCAAGTTGGTTTTACTAATGAATATTATGCGGTAAAGTTACAGTCAACATTTAATTCAAATCCTGTCTCTGGATATGTCAATGACTATATCGGAAAGACAATCACTGGTGCAACCTCTGGTGTTAAGGCAACAGTTATTGGTTATGAATCTGCAACCACCACTGACCCTCTTACTCTTTATGTAAAGTATACTCAAACTGGTACAGATAATGTTTCAACAGTATTTTCTGATAATGAACAGATTCAAGCAAATGGTACTGTAGGTAGTTTGGTTGCTGGTTCATCTTCTGCACAACTTCAGGCATCTTCTGCAACTGCAACTGGTTCATCTGCAAATATTGAAGAAGGTGTGTACTTTGTTCGTGGTCAGTTTGTTCGTGTAACACCACAAAGAATTGTTTTGGACAAATATACTGACACACCATCATATCGTGTTGGTCTTGGGATTACAGAAACTTTAATTACACCAGAAGCAGATACATCTCTTCTCGACAACGCAACAGGGTCATCTAATGTGAATGCAAAAGGTGCTCACCGTCTAAAGATAACTCTTACACTTTCAAAACTTCCGATTGGTTCTGCTGAAGATACTAATTTTATCGAACTTATTCGTGTTCGTAATGGTCGTATTCAAGAAAAAACAAGAAATACAGAATACTCTGTTTTGGGTGAAACTCTTGCAAGAAGAACTTATGACGAATCTGGTGATTATTCGGTTCGTCCTTTTGGTGTTGATGTTCGTGAGTCTCTTGATGATGGTTTGAATGAAGGTGTCTATGCATCTGGAGCAACAACAGACCAAGGTGCAACCACAGGTGAAAACTTAATGACAATTCAAGTATCGCCTGGCAAAGCATATGTTCGTGGTTATGAAATTGAAACAAGTTCACCAACATTTATTGACGTTGAGAAACCAAGAACTACTGAAGAATTTAAAGGTGCAATCACTCCTGCTGAAGTTGGTAACTTTACAAAAGTAACTAAAGTTTACAATTCACCAGACCTATCACCATTTATTAGTGGTGAGGTTACAGAACCATATAGAACTATTTCTCTAAGGGATACTGCGACTGTGACTAGAGGAACAGCTGCTGGTCTTGAAATTGGTATCGCAAGAGCAAGAGCATTTGAACATCGTTCTGGTGAAGATGCTAATAGTAGTCATTTGGTTTCTAGTGCATCTGCTACTGGTGCTCAATTTAACCTTTACCTCTTTGACATTCGTATGTTTACTAAGATTACATTGTCTGGTATTCCGTCTGGTGGTGTTACCGCTGGTACAAAGGTTACAGGAACAACATCTGGTGCAACTGGATTTATTCATCAGCAAAACAATACTATACTAGAACTAATCAATGTTGTTGGTTCTTTCAACATAGGTGAAAAAATTATTTCTTCCTCATCGACTGAGACTGATGAAATTCTTGAGGATAGTTCAAATGCAGACTTGACGGTTTCTGCTCAAGTTATACAAACATTTGATAAAGTCAAACAAGTTTATATGGATGATTCAAATGTTGCCGCAGAAGATTTTACTGCTGATACTGTTCTTGACTCAACATTTTCTTTGAGTGGTACAGTTTCAACAGGTGGTTCTGGTACGACTGTATCTGGTTTTGGAACTAGATTTCTTTCTGAACTTCGTGTTGGTGATGTTATCAATATTCCTAGTGTTGGTGATAGAATTGTTGCATCCATTACTGATGATGACACTCTCGCAGTTTCAGTTGCGCCTGGCACTGCAACAACAACTGTGCCTGTAACAAGAAAACGTGTTGCACTGCAAGACCAAAATAAAAACATTCTTCTCAGAAAACTAAGAAAGAATAATATCAAGACACTGAAGACTGACAGTAATGCTAATACGTCTGTCACATCTGTTACTTTGCGTAGACAGTTTGTTGTGAATTCAACTGCTGGTGGTGCATTGATTTTGACTGCCAACTCAAACGAAACATTCACTGCAAAAACAAATAAGGATTTCGTTGTATCAGTTCTTGATGACAATAGTGCTAGTGGTGTCTCAAAGGGTGACATCCTAAATCTTGAATCATCCAATCTATCATTTAATGCAAATGGTAATGTACTAACAATCACTAACAGCACACAATTAAACTCTGCTAATATTAAATGTAAAGTTACAACCACAGTTACAAGAACTGCATCTGCTGAAACACCAAAATCTGCTCAACTCGCATCTGTATGTGTGGTTGATAATGATGGTATTGCTGGTGGTGCTGAGTATGGTACATCTGCACATCACAAAGAAATATCACTAGGTGTTGCAGACGCATATAAACTTTATGCAGTCTTAGACTCAGAGGACACAAGTGCTGATGCTGTTCTTCCACAATTTACAAAAACTTCACAAGTCGGTGCGTTTACCAGAGGTGAATTTATTGTTGGTTCAACCACTGGTGCAAGAGCACTTGTAATTCCAGGCACTGGTGTTCTGTGTTATGTTACACAAAACAACAGAGAATTTCAATCTGGTGAAACGGTAACTGGACAAAGTTCTGGTGCGACTTGTACTGTTGATGTTCTTACTGATGGTTCAAAGGACATCACAGGTAGATATGTTCTTGATACAGGACAAAGAGATAACTTTTACGATATCGCAAGAATTGTAAGAAAGGGTAACGCAGTTGCACCTACAGGTAAACTTCTTGTAGTATATAATTACTTTGAACATGGTGCTGGTGATTTCTTTACTGTTGACTCTTACAGTGGTGTTGATTACAAAGATATTCCAACATACACTGCAACAAGAGTTGACCCAGAAGTTCGTGAACCGTCTGGTTTATTTGACCTAAGAAATACGATTGACTTTAGACCAAGAGTTGCTGATGCGACTATGACTACTCCTTCAAATACACAGGGATTGAGTCCTAAAAAAGTTACAAGTTTTTCTTTCAATTTTAGTTCACGTTCTTTCACTGGAACAGGTGGTCACAATGTTCTAATACCAAAAGACAATTCAAATATTGCATATGATTTTGAGTTTTTCCTTGCTCGTGTTGATGCTCTTTTCTTAACTTCTGATGGCGAATTTAAGGTTTCTTCTGGTACACCAGCAGAAGAACCAGATGGGCCTAAACCTGTTGAAAATGCAATGAAACTTGCAGAGTTTACTTTCCCTGCTTATATGTTAGATATTGATGATGTCAAACAATCGAAAGAAAATAATAAACGATACACAATGCGTGATATCGGCAGACTTGAACAACGTATTGAAAATGTCGAATACTACACTGCATTGAATCTACTAGAGGCAGAAACACAATCTCTAGAAGTTTTAGATTCTAATGGACTCAATAGATTTAAATCTGGTTTCCTTGTGGATAATTTTAAAGGTCACTCTACTGGTGATGTTCAACATCCAGATTATAGAAATTCTATGGACATGGAAGAAGGCGAACTTCGTCCACAATATAAGATGAAAGGTATTAATCTCTTAGAAGAAAATACCACAGATGCACAAAGAACTAATGATAACTATCGTAAGACAGGAGATATGATAACTCTTCCATATACTGATATTGTCGCAGTTCAACAACCATATGCAACTAGAGTAGAAAACCTTAACCCTGTTCTGAACTTCACTTGGACAGGTATCTGTAAACTTTCTCCATCTGGTGATGAGTGGTTTGAAACAGAAAGAGCTCCTGCATTGGTTATCAATCGTGAAGGTAACTTTGATACTGTCTTTGCACAGAATAGAAATGCTATTGGTACAGTTTGGAACGCATGGCAAACTCAGTGGTCTGGTACATCTGTTGCTCGAAATACATTTAGAAATCATTCATTTGCCGTTCGTGGACTTGGTGGTAGAGGTCGTGCTGTTATTACAAGAACAACAACAACCACTACCACTAGACTTTCTAGACAAGGTGTTAACACTGCTGTTGTTCCTCGTATTGATAGAGAATCACAGGGTGATAGAATTATATCAAGGGCACTTATCCCATTTATTCGTGCAAGGAACGTATCGTTCTCTGCAACTGGTATGAAACCTCTCATGAGAGTTTATCCATTTTTTGATAAACAAAACGTATCCTCATTGGTAGTTCCAACAGGTGGTTCACTTGGTGGCAATCTTGTGACATCTGCTAATGGTGCGGTATCTGGTGTGTTCCGAATTCCTAATCCAAATAGAAGAGGGAATGCGAGATTTAGAACTGGTGAAAGAGTATTCAGACTTACAACTTCTGCTACAAATACTACAAATCCAGAACCAGAATCATTTGCACAGGCAACATATTCTGCAACTGGTATTTTGAATACAGTGCAAGAAACAATTATCGCAACTAGAAACGCAGATGTTGTTAGAACTTCTGTACGAGATACAAGAACTACTACCGATACTTCTACAAGAGATGAGGTTACTGGATGGTGGGATCCGCTAGCACAATCAATCATGCCTCAAGCAGAGGGTGGTGAGTATCTTACAAAGATTGATGTTTTCTTCTCACAAAAAGATGAAAGTATTCCAGTTACTTGTCAAATTCGTGAAATGCAAAATGGTTATCCAACCACAAAGGTTCTTCCATTTGGGTCAGTAACTTTCTCACCATCACAAGTTAATGTATCGCCTGATGCTTCTGTCGCAACTACGTTTGTCTTCGACTCGCCTGTCTATGTGAAAAATGGTGTTGAGGTTGCAATTGTTCTACAGACAGATTCAGATAAGTACCTTGCATGGATTTCTAGAATGGGTGAATTAGATGTGGGTGGTTCTCGTATGGTTTCAGAACAACCATATCTTGGTGTTCTCTTTAAATCGCAGAACAACTCAACTTGGAGTGCATATGACTTTGAAGACTTGAAGTTTACACTTTATCGTGCGTCATTCAGCACAGGGGTAAATGGACAGTTGACATTGGTTAATGACGTTCTGCCAGTTAAAGAGCTTGAGAACGACCCATTGCAGTTCTTCTCTTCGTCCACTGCAAACTTAAACAAGAAGGTTAAAGTTACACATCGTGACCATCATATGTATGATGTAGATAGTAACGTAACTATTGCTGGTGCGTCTTCTGGTATTACAACTACACTAAATGGTGCAATTTCAAATAGTGCAACATCTTTAACTCTTGCCAGTGTTAGTTCATTTCCAACAAGTGCAACTTCTGGAAGTATTCATTTGAAAATTGGTGACGAAATCATGACAGGCACAATTTCTAGTGCAACTGTCTCATCACTTGCAAGAGCACAAGATGGTACAACTGCTGCAGCCCACTCTAATGGTGCAACGGTTGAACTATATCAAATTAATAATGTACCTTTGACAGAAATCAACAAAACACATACATCAATTTCAGAGATTGGTATTGATAGTTATGTTATTACAACAACTACCGC